ATATAAAACTTTTTTAATACAAAGCAAATTAATTTAATCTTTTATGTAATTTATAATGATTCTAAATAAGACTACTTTTTAATATATAGTACACGAATAAATAAATAATCGAATAAAACAAATAAAAAAGCAAAAATAGTTATGAACAAGTTATTAACAAAGTTATGAACAACCTGATGCAAGTGCATACACATCTTTAGGCAGACCTATGGCAGTTTCAGGGCAGTTTCAGGGCAGTTTCAGGGCAAAAAAAAGGAGCAGAAATTAATCTACTCCAATTCACAAACAAAATTTACAAAAAATTTCCAAAAAAATTCACAACAAAAAATTAATTTGGCAACACAAAATATCTTATCTCATTGTATCTCAAGTATATTACGTCTTTGAAACTTAGGCTCACAAACGCTTGTAGGCTTATATTAAAGACTTCTAAGCTATCATATAGGCTTGGTTGATAGTTATCCTTTAATAACGCCTTGTCTTCCTTTAAACCGAACTTGCAGAGTATGTGCTTTCTTTCTCTCTGTTTTCTCTCGTACTCCATAAAGAACATAGTATTGCTGCACTTTAGTTTGTGCATTAGGTTCTTTGCTTTGTCTTGCGTTATTGTTTTGTTCATCTGATGAATTATATTGATTGATTAAGTTTGGGTGAAGGGTGTAGTTAGTGTTGTACTACATACCCCCTAGCACCCCCTATATCCCCTAGTGTTCCCCTGTATCAGAGTATCTTTCCTGCATCCTTTCATCGTATTCAAATTGCTCTATAATATCAGGATAAGCACCGCTACACTCTATACATACTGACACTACTTCATCGTCTATCATTGTGCTTTCTTCCTGACTACCACAACAAGATGTAACATCATCATTGTATTCGGGTGCTTCTAATTTCCATTGGTCGTAACTTCTACTCATTGTCTTGTGTTTTAGTTGTTATTAATTGTTTTGCTTTGACAAACATACAACTATATTTTAAATAAACAAAAACTTTTTTAGTTAAAAGCAAAGAAACTTTCAGTTACTAGAGAGGAAAATTATTTATTATATGTCTTTCCTTTCAATAACATATTGATAATGGGCTGACTAACGCTATATTTTCTAGCCAATTCGTTCTGACTTATGCCGCCCAACCTATACTCTTGTCGTATAGCTTCCGCTTCTTCAAGTGTAAACTTACGTTTGGCATATCCACCTCCACGCATATCTTTTCTATCGTAAATATTAACGCTCATCTTCTTTTGATTCTATTTGTTTAACATCTTCTGATTCTAAAAAATCATCAGAATATTTTATTAACTTATCTAACCTTGCTATCTCATTAAGTAGAGTGTCTTTACTAACAAAAGAGTAATCCTTTTTATCTAACATTTCTTTATATTCCTCTAACAATACTTCAATAATAGACATTTTAATAATTTTATCTTTCATCTTTTAGTTTTTCTAGTTCAAATCTTAAATGGTTCATAGCCTTTTCTATATCCTCAATGTGTTTATCCTTGTCAGTCATACCTTGTTCTGTTTTCTTTCCACAACGCAAGAGGTATGTCGTAGCAGTTCCAACATTGTACGATAAATCAAAGCCCGATATAACTTTCCTTGCTTCATAGCCATTGTTTCCTATGTAATAACTAGGAACAGAAATGTCTTCTTTTTGTTCTTCTATCTTTCTACATAGACAAGCACCACGACAAGAGCAGTTTCTAGTGTAATCGTAAAAGTGTTTACTCTTTTGCATCACAATTCGTTTTTAAAATATTTATCAATAATTTCTTTGCAATTTTCAAATCCTTTTGCCACAACACCATAGTAACCCCTATCCAAAGCCTTTGTAATAAACTCTTTCTGCTCTTTGGATGCGTAGCATTTCTTATCTTTTTTAAGCTCTATAAACAATCCTTTGTGATTTTCGTTTGGCTCAAAGATTAACAAATCCGATACCCCTTTCAAATATCCTGTTCTCTTAGCTTTTAGCCTTTGAGAGAAATGTTTTTGAAACTGACCACCCATAGTAGCGGTAAATAAAGTATTAGGATATTGTAGCTTTATGTAGTTAACTATCGCTATCTGTACTCTTTCTTCTGTATTACCACTTTTCTCTGCCATCCTTTCTATTTTGTGCAAATATAAGATATAAAATAGCGAAAACAAATGTTATAACAATAATAATTATTTCTTGTTCAACCATTCTTTTTGTTTTTTGTATCTAACATCTTTTCTATGTTCGTGATGAAGAAGGAAGAAAGTAATTGTTGCACCTACTAGTGAAAGTGCTATGTAAATTTCTTTCATTATTTCTTTGTTTTATTGTTAAATTCAAATATAATCCTTAATATTTCATCTACATTTCCTTGATGAACAATAGGACTTCCAATACTTATTAATATATTTTTATAATCTATCATTTTAATCTTTTTGCTTTATTAATTGTTTCAGATATTAAATTCTGTTGTTGTTGGCTTTTCTGAAAGTCAGTAACTAATCTTTGTTGTCTTTGCAGTTGAGACTTAGCTTTGTATTCTTTAAGCCAAATGTTCCAACTCCTTACATTTACAAAGCCACCACTTTCAGAATGTCTTATGCCTTGCTCAAATGCAAAAGCCACTTCTTTAATATCCATAGAGCCATAGAACCTACTAAGGTCATCTACAAGCATCTTACTCATCATAACTACTTGTTGTGCGTCAGGTCTCTGTCCTAGCATAATATAACACTTGCTTAACAAATCAACACAATCTACATTAAGATTATCTAAATCCTTATTATATCTACTCCAAATTTGTTTGCTCTTATCCATTATTTATTCTTTCTTATGGCTAAAGTTCTTTTATCTAACTTAGTATCTATTATATAGCCTGTTGTAAGAAAATATAAATCCCAAGTAACATTACTTTTTCTAGGATTTGTTAGATTCTTTAATGCGTTTAACCACATTTGCTTTACTATTTTATTAGTAGAATTGTCAATTCTATTTTGTATATATTTTGGATTATTTCTTTGCATTTACATTTTCTTTTATTACTAAAATTAACTCCATTAACTCATCGTATATAGTGTCTAAATCATCCGTTCCATTGTTTAGCTTTAATATCTCGTTTTCGTATGCTCTTGATACTTTAATAAGTCTATTAAACTTTAACTTTAACAAAGTTTTGTGTTTATCTTTTATAAGATATAATTGTTCATTAAAACATCTAAAAAGTGCTAATAACAAATGAATATCTATTTGAGTTTCTCTATCCATTGTTTATCATTTGTCTAGCTTCTTGCCAAGTGTCTAGTGATTGTTGTACTTTACCTTTTGATTGCTCTGAAGTTGAGTTCTTCTCCCAAGTCCTGACTGATGCCTTCCAATCTTTCATTGGATTCTTTCCTACTTTCCAACCATTAGAAGAATAGTAATCAAAAAATTTCTCTGCATCAACAAAGTTATTTCTTTCTATGCAGTATTCTTTTATGTCTTCAATAGTTGGCTTAGTAAACCTTTTAGCCTTAACCTTGTCTTTAACTATAACTATATCTGTATCTTTATCTTTAAGGGTACTTTCTACCCTTTGTGAACCCTTCAGATACCCTTCAAGATTATATTTATTAAGTAAGTTTAAAACAGATTTATGTACGTTTGAATTTTGGTTTAACTCTCCATATTGATACTCGATAAAGTCAGGTATAAACCATTTATCTCCATCGTCAAAAATTACTATTTTATCTAAGAAAGATTGAGGTAACATATCGTAAATTAAATTTTCTCCAACTCTTATTGATGCTACTTCAATATCTACTTCCCAAATTCCTGCGTGATTGCAGTCATCTAATATGTAGAACCATAATAGCTTGTGTTGAGGGCTTAGTTCACGAACAAAGCGTTTCTTCCACTTGTCCGTATCTGTCATTCTTTTTGCCATTGTAATATTATTTTGGGGTTAAATTATACGCAAAGGTAATATTAATTTTATTAATACCAAATTAATTTTAATTTATTTCTTTCAATATAAACCATCATCTCTTGGTCGTGAACAGAACCTTTGCGTGGTTTTCTTCCTCCTTTCTTAAAAGTACCCAATAGATTGTCTATTCTTTCATATAGTATGCCATCATCAAATGCCCAAGAAATAACAACAGGCTTTCCGTACTTAATTTGTTCTTCTTGACAATCAACAATCTTTTTCATAGAAACTATACAATAATCGTGGCTATCAATAGTTTGATTCGGGCAGCCTTTTACTTCAAATCCACATATTCTATCAAAGTTTTGATTTTTCATTTCATAGTCTACCGAACTAAAATCTCCTTGACTAGAATAACAATAAGCATATTCGTTGCAAAAGGTTTTAGCTGCTCTCTCTTGTCTAGCAAAATCTTTTGGGGTTTCAAATTTCATTTTTTTAAATATTGATATATTCTTGTTTTACTTAAACCAAAAATCTTTGCTATGTTTTTTACTT